ACTAAGATGATACAATATGTTGTATCTACGGAGGCTATGATGAAATAATAAAATTATTTTTTTTCTTTAAAAAAAACTAAATTTTCCCCCCTGGTCCTGATCAAACCAGTCTTTCGCCCCACGTTCACGCTCAAGTAGTGTTGAGCGTGGGGATTTTGTTTGAAAAGGAACTGTATGGTATCGACGATAGTAAACGAGAATATGTTGATTGAAGATATGGGGAAGTATTCACAGGATCCACTTGGTTGGGTCCTTTATGCTTTTGAGTGGGGAAAGGGAGAATTAGAAAAGTATCCCGGTCCCGACGAGTGGCAGACAGAAGTTTTAAAAGAAATAGGCGAAAAGTTACAAGCGGGAAAAATATCAAGTATATCAGAAGTAATCCGTATTGGAGTAGCGTCGGGTAACGGGCCAGGCAAGACTTGTTTAGTCGCCTGGCTTATTTTATGGGCGATGTCTACGTTTGAAGATACGCGCGGGGTTGTTACCGCAAATACAGAAAATCAGTTAAGGACAAAAACCTGGGCGGAGATTTCAAAATGGAATAGATTAAGTATTGTTAAACATTGGTTTACTGTAACAGCGACGGCGATTTACTCAAATGATAAAGAACACGAAAAAACTTGGCGCGTCGATCAAATCCCCTGGTCAGATTCTAAACCAGAGGCATTTGCGGGACTTCATAACGCCGGGAAACGTGTTCTACTTATTTTCGACGAGGCATCTGCGATCCCTGATATTATTTGGGAAACGGCAGAGGGGGCGATGACTGATGAGGACACCGAAATTATATGGGCCGTTTTTGGAAACCCGACTCGAAATACTGGACGATTTCATTCGTGTTTTCACGCTCACCGACACCGTTGGTTTACGCGGCACATCGATACAAGGTTATGCCGTTATACTAATAAAGATCAAATTGAGAAATGGCGCGTGGATTACGGAGAAGATTCCGATTTCTTTCGTGTTCACGTTAGAGGTCAATTTCCTCACACTTCAAGTATGCAGTTCATTCCATCTGATTTGGTGGAAGCGGCTCGAGGATTGCATTTAAGAGAAAATCAATATAATTTCGCACCGGTTATTATTGGAGTTGATCCCGCGTGGTCAGGCGATGATGAAACTGCGATCGTGTTGCGTCAGGGGTTGATGTGCAAAGTCCTGGCCACGTATCAAAAAATGCAAGACGACGCTGAATTGGCCGGGTATCTTGCAAATTTTGAGGACGAATATAAAGCGGACGCTGTATTTATTGATTTAGGTTGGGGGACCGGTATTTATTCAATGGGTAAAATGATGGGGCGGAAGTGGAAACTGGTTGCCTTTGGCGGTAAGAGTAGCGATGAAAGTTTATTAAACAAGCGCGTTCAAATGTGGGACGGAATTAAAAGATGGCTACAAGAGGGCGGCGCTTTACCGGAGAATAGCGAATTATGTTCGGACCTCGTAGGAGTAGAATATCGAGTCGGAGAAACCGGCGTAAATTATGGCAAGACATATTTAGAGCCAAAAGATATGATGAAGAAACGAGGACTAGCGTCCCCAAACATCGGCGATGCACTTGCGCTCACTTTTGCGTTTCCTGTCATAAGCAAATCGCAACGATTGTTTAGCGAAAGATATAATAGTTCTAGATTGCAATACGATCCGCTTGTTGGTAATATCAATAATGAGAACCAAGAAAGATTTAATCCATTATCACCGTTGGCCGGTAGGAGTTTAAACTAATGTGTTTTGGCGGTGGACCAAATAATCAATCTCAACAAACAAGAATTGCGGAACCATTAACCGGAACGATGGATCCTAAAAGAAATTTAGAACCTATTGATTCAACTCAACATTTGGCCAATAAGGAAGCGCGGGCGATAAATACTAAAACGCGATCTGAAACGAGTTTGATTGATAAGCCATTTGAATTAAAGGAAGAACAAAAAAATAAATTAAGATTAGGTTTGTCAAACATACAATTAAAATAGGAGGTCTATTATGTGTTTTGGAGGCGGAGGATCTGGAGGAAGCGGCGCACCGGCACCCGCGGCGGCACCACCCGCCCCGGCACCTAGCCCTGTCGTTTCGGTATCACAAGTAGAGGGACAAGTTTCGGAAGAAGAACGTCGTAGAAAATTAGAACGTATGCGACGAGGATTAAGGTCTACAATTAAAACATCTTCAAGAGGATTAACCGGATCAGGAGCCGACCTTGCTACGCAAACATTGACGGGCAAGACAAATCTAGGATCGTAAATGATAATTCCATATACAAAAAAAGAAGTTCTTACAAAGAGATTTAATAATCTCAAATTAGAGGCGGCCCGATGGACCGCCGCTTGGAAAGAACTTGCAAAGTATATCAATCCTACGCGCGGACGATTCGATGATGTTCCTAATCGTGGAACAATGATTGACCATAAAACAATTCTTGATGGACACGCGACACAGGCCAGTAGGATTTTGGCAAGTGGTATGCAATCCGGTATGACTTCACCTACCCGGCCGTGGTTTAAATTGGGGATTGAAGATGACGCATTAGCGGCACTTCCTCAAGTCCAAATGTGGCTTGATGAAGTTACAAAACGTGCTTTAAGAATCTGCAATAACAGTAATATATACGGTGTTTTTTACCAATTATATGAAGAAATTGGAGATTTTGGCACAGCCGCTTGTATTATCCTAGATGATTTTGAGGACGTTATTCGTGGCCGGTCGTTTACTATTGGGGAATATTTTTTGGGTATAAACTCAAAAGGCCTCGTTGATACTTTCGCAAGAAAAATTAAAATGACGGTCGGACAAGCCGTTGATATGTTTGGTCTTGAAAATTGTTCTGAACAGATAAGAGGACAGTATAATACGAATAATATCGACACTTGGATCGAGGTTTATCATTTAATCGAACCGAACGATAAACGGATAAAAGGACTTGGCGGCGTTGAAAATATGGCATATCGTTCTGTTTATTGGGAGGACGGAACAGGAGAAGAAGTTTTAAAATTAAGCGGATTCGAGGAATTCCCGGTTATTGCGCCCCGTTGGGACACAATTACAACGGATATGGTTTATGGATATGGACCAGGTTGGCATTTACTTGGTAACGTCAAGCAACTGCAAAAAACTCAACTCGATAAATTACTCGCTCAAGAAAAGAGCCATAATCCTCCGGTCCAGAAAGATTCGTCTGTTGAGGGATATGTGAATCTTTTACCTGGCGGAGTAACAACTTCCTCCTCAACCTTACCTAATGCCGGTGTTCGCGCCTCTTATCAAGTAAATGCCGATTTACGTTCATTCTTGGAATTGATCGATTCTCTTAAAAACTCAATCAATAAAGATTTCTTTGTTGATTTATTTTTAATGATGATCAATTTTGACAAATCGAATATGACGGCAACGGAAGTCGCGGAACGTCAGCAAGAGAAAATCTTGATGATGGGACCGGTATTAGAGAAATTACAAAAGGAAATGCTTGATCCGTTTGTAAAACGTCTTTATGGGATTATGGAAAGAAATATGTTATTGCCTATTCCTCCCGAAGAAATGCAAGGTAGTCCTATTAAGATTGAATATGTTTCAATTCTTGCTCAAGCGCAAAAAGCGGTTGGAGTTGAATCAATAAGCCGTGTTATTGGGTTTATTAACGGTATGACAGCAGTAAAACCGGACGTAGCCGATGTTATCAATCTTGATGAAGCGGTCCGTGAAGTAGCGAAGATGGAGGGTTTACCGGCAAAACTTATTATGGAACAGGGCGTAATTAACCAAATAAGAGAGGGTCGGGCAAGACAGGCGCAGATTCAGCAATCAATGGCGATGGCGGCACAAGGGGCAGATGCGGCAAAGAAAGCGTCGCAAGCAAAACTTGAAGATGATAATCTTCTTTCTAGAATTGGAGATAGTTTAGCACAATGAGCGACTTCCAAGACACAAGTCCGCAAGATAATGCGGAAAAGAAAATAGAGAGAATAAGATTAAGACATCTTAACGATATAAGAAAAATCGTTGCTATGCCGGAGGGACGAAGATTTTATTTCTTCATTCTTAAAGAGGCGGGAGTATTTCGCTCGTCTTTTACCGGGAATAGCACAACATTTTTTAATGAGGGGGCTAGAAACATTGGATTGATTGTTTTACGCGATCTAATGGAAGCAAGGCCCGACGCTCTTACTCAAATGATGCGTGAAAACTATTCAGAGATTAAGAGTTTCAAAAACCCACAGGAGAAAGATAATGGTTGAACCAATAAACCCTACGGCCACTCCCCAAGACCCCGTAGCGCCGGTAACTCCGGCAGTAGAACCAACACCTACACCAACGCCGGATCCGCAAACACCACCAGTAGAAGATCCGACATTGTTAGGAAAAAAACCTGATTCAGCGACTCCGGAGCCTGGCCAAAAAACGGACACTCCGAAAGAACCTGGAGAAGAAGCGGAACCTGGACTCGTTCCTGATACCTATGAGATAAAACTCGAGGAGGGAATGGTTTTGGATCAAGGGACGCTTGATATGTTTTCACCGATATTCAAAGAACTTGGTTTAACAAACGACGGCGCTCAAAAGTTAGTGAACGCATACGTCCCAATGATTTCTAGTTTAGAGGAGAGGATTAAGCAACAATCTCTTAATGATTTCAAAGAAATTGTCGCTGGTTGGAAAACCGAAACTCTTAAACAACTTGGGCCGGATTCGGATCAAAAGATGGCTGTTTGTGCGCGGGCGATAAACCAATTTGGTGATGACAATTTTCGAGCGGCTTTAGACCAAACAGGACTAGGAAACCACCCGGAATTCGTAAAGTTTATGATCAAGGTTGGTGAAACTATAAAGGAAGATACATTTATTGATCCAAAACTTCCCACTATGCCCGGTCAAACGGACCAGGAGAAGTTAAATAAAATGTATCCTACAATGAAATAAGTTTAAAATTGGAAGGAGCATAATATGCCCGCTTTAACTGCAAATTGGCCGACCCTTTTGGACGTGTCACGTTCTTTGGCACCGGACGGAAGTGTCGCAACTCTCGCAGAAGTTCTGCAAACGTATAATGAAGTTCTTGATGATATTCCCTGGTATGAGGGAAACTTGCCTACGGGCCATCAAACTAGCATACGCACCAGTTTACCGACACCGAAATTCCGTCTGTTAAACCAGGGCGTTGTGCCGGCAAAAACTACCCGCGGACAAATCGTTGATCCTTGCGCCATTATGGAAGATAGAAATCATATTGACGTTGACCTTGCTATGCTTAACGGCAACACGCAAGCGTTCCGTAAATCCGAAGATGATGGATTTATTCAAGGT